AATTGTTCTGCAACATTTGATGGTACATAAGCAAACTCGTCTAAGAATATGATGTTGTAACTTCCACCCCTCACAGCACTCGCAGAAGTGGAGCTGGCGAGTATTTTAGACCCATTCTCCAATTCTAGTGAACCCTTGTTCCATGACATCACTCCCTGTTGTAACCACTTCGGTAGATGTTCGTATGCAAGTTGCAGTCGTCCTAACAAATCTCTTGCAGTTGCAGCTTTGTTTGCAAGAACTGCTATGTTAACACTTGGGTTGAAAAGTGCATAATGTAATAGATAAGATATCATAGTCGTGGATTTACCAGACTGTCTTGGTAACTTACAAATAGTAAAACGATTTTTGTGGAATGTACCTACCATTTCCTTTTGGAAGGGGTACATCTTGAATGGTATTAAACCCTCGTCCAGAGATACAATTCTGACATAGGTTTGTATGAAGTAGAGTGGGTCATCATTACATCTTGCGTATTCTTGTAGTTGTTTCTTTGTCCACTCCTGTTGAACATTCGCTTTTTTAAGATTTGGATTACCAAGATAGGTAAAGTCATTCATTTGTCTTTCCCTTTAACATCTTTTGTAACTCAGCAGTAGAACCAACAAACAATGCGTTGGTAACATTCTTTGGTGCAGAGTTTGGAACTTCTTTAAGTTTCTTCATCTTCTCTTGTAGGTCACCAAGTTTTTCTGTGACCTCTGCGACCTGTTTGATTAGATTACCAGCGACTTCATAACCTCTGGGGTGGTCAGACTCTTTTGCAACATTGAGTATACCCTGTATCGCATCTTGACCTTTTTCTATAAGATTATAAAAGTTATCTCTCTGATATTTGTAATCTGCATCAACATCCTCTAAATCATCAGATGGTTTAGGTACAGGTTCACTAACAACAACCTCTTTCGGTGTAGGTTCTGAAACTCCTAGAACCTCATTGAGTATGTCATCTGCGTCTTTCATAACTAATCATTGGTTGATGTCTTGTCCGTACCAGTAGATCTATCAACATCCTTTGCATCTTGGAAGAAAGAGATAGTTTCACTAAAACCAAAATCGTCATCTGCTTCAGCAGAAATAGGATCAGGTGTAACTGTATATCGTTGTTCTCTCTTTGGTGCTTGGTCTTGTAGATTTGCATATTGGTCAACTTGCACAGTCTTGATAACTTTTGCAGAAGTAACAGGGCCATATAGATAAAACTTTGCAGTGAATGCTAGTGTGTAGATAATTGCTCTTCTATCTGCATAATCACCACGATAACTATCCTCATAACTTATACTATTCAGAACTATAGGTATATCTCTTTTAACACCCATGTCTGCCATGTCATTTATTGTAAGTGTATAATCTGGTTGAAAGAAAGGTACTATCTGTTCTATTATCTGTAAAGCATCATCTGAACTTTTTGCCATTGCGTAGAGTTCCATGTCAAGATTATATGGAACAGGCATAAACTGTGAGTCTATTTTATTTGCATCATCAGAAGAACCTTTAACCTTTTTAAACTTTTGAACACGATTTAGTTTTCTTGCTGGGTCATATGAAAGATTCTGTATCTCAAATCCTAATCGTGGTAAAGTTATTGCAACTTTTGTATCTAAACTTGCATCTGCATCTAATCTTGATAACCACTTTTGTTTTGGGCCATATGCAAGTGGAACTTTCATTGTTTGTATTATAACACCACTGTTGTTTTTTCTTATTAAATTTATATTATTAAATAGTGTACCAAAAGAAATAATGACTTTTCGCATTGTCTCATGGTAAAATTGTTGTCCTAACATTATTTACTCCCAGCATCACCAAATGGGTTAGTCTCTGAAAAATCAAGAACATCATCATCCAATTGGTCAAATAGTTCATTTTGTGCAGACTTATCTAAGTCTGTCGTAGTTTTACTTACGTCACCTACTATATAGTCCTCTTGTAGTAAGTATGCCTTATCACCACTATCAGCTGCATTTTCAAGTATTATGTTCTCACCAGCAGATGTTGTTTCGTCTTCCATAATTATATTGTCGCTATCAGTTTCATCAAGTAACGTACCAAAAGTATTGACAGTGTGATTTATTGCAACTGGTTCGTTATAAGTAGATGACTGTTCTAATGTAAACTGATATTCTCCAGTATCAGCAGACAGATCTGTTTCTATATTATCAAGAACTGTAATACCTGTATCAATAGCTTCTTGACTGTATTCATATTGTTTACATCTTAATTTGTATACAGGGTTGTTATCTAGTTGATGGAATGGATCATCATGGTCTACGAAACTGATTTCAAATAGTTTATTGAGTATGGGTGTAAATATTATGTCACCCTCTTGTGGTCTGTCTGCATCTGTAGTTGCAGTATCCATGATAAGATAAAACTCACTACCACTTTCCTCCGATAATACAAAAGATGTGTTATCATCTTCTAACATTATTTTTTCATCTGCGTCAGTTGATGAACTATCAGTTCCACTCAAAGTTACAAAACTTTGTGTGACTGTTTCAAGTCTTGATGATGAAGAAGTTTGGTCTATAGAACCAGCCTCTAACTGTATAGAACCACCTGTGGTGTCAGTTGCATCTTCAAGAGTAATCTGACTATCCATCTCTTGAAATCGTTTTTTGTTTACAACAAAGGTTATCTCATTTCTATTTTCTAAACCAAACTGTGATATTATTTCTCGTTCACCAGCATAACCACCACTTGCATCTTCAACATACATTTCTATAGGGTGTTGTGTCACAAACTTACTAAGAGAGTCCTCACCTAAAACATTATCTCTTGCAACCAAAGTTCTATCAACATAATATACATCATGTCCATATATCTGTATTGCTTCTTTAATAAGATCACTATAGAGATTTCTCTCTGACAGTATTGATGAGAGATTGTTTGTTTTGAATGCTGTGTTGACGGCCATATCAACCCACCATGTAATCTATAGGTGTTTCGAAAGCCAACATTATTTGTTCTTCTAGTCTTAGTATTTCTTCTTGTGCTTGAGAGTAAATTTCTGCACCATTCATCTCAACACCACCAAGTAGTTGTACTCCTTGAAACTTAGATAAGTTTGCACCCCATTGTCTTTTGATAAGTGCAGTCGCATATCTTTTGAGATAGATATCGTCAAAAATATCTGTGTATGAACTTGGGTCTATTTTTCTATAACACTCTATAATAATAAACTCATCTACAGCAATATCATTTGCAAAATCCATATCTATATACAAACGATTTTGGTGTTGGTTAAAACGTATTGGTTTTTCTCCTACTAATATGTGTGAAAGAAAATCTAGTTGTTGCATTGTCATTTGATATTGTATAATTGATGTAGAAGAAAAATCATACAAATCATTTAATCGTAACTGATATCGAATATCAAACATATTGTTTGTTGATTGATCATCAAATGGAAATATTTGAATTACAGAAACAACAGAAGAAGGCATAGGTATAAAGTTCTTACCTTCTAAGAATGTCGCAGTAGAACCATCCTTTGTATCTGTTGCAGTTGTTGTATCGTTTGTTGCAGCTCTATCTATATCGTCTTGGGTTATTTTATATTTTAAATACATTCTTTCAACACCATCATAGTGGTATTGTGCAAAGTATTGTAGTGCTTCATCTATTCTGTCATCTACCTGTGCATCAGATACGTTTATATCTATAACACCAAAACCAAGATTTCTTAGACAATAATCCTTGAATGTAGATTTGGTTGTAGGTATTGCCATTTAATTATTCCTTATGAATGGTCATTATCAAACTGGAATGTGTTCCACCCTACACCAGACAGTGTTATTCCATGTGATGCAAGAACTAATAAAACATCTGAGGTTGCATCTTCAAGTAGTATTCTATCGTTTTCATTTGCAGATGTGTTCTGTACTATGTTATCACCAGCGTTTGCAGAACCATCTGTACTATTTAGTATTAATCCATCTAAAAGTTCTATTGTTCCTGTCTTATCTGGTAATGCGACTGTTCTGTCAGCAGTAGGTTCATCTATACTAAAAGTTGTTTCATTTGAATCTGCTGTTGCACCTTCAAATACAAATGCTTCTGTAACATTTATCACCTGTTGATTTGTGGTTACAGTCGTTCCAGAAACAGTCAAGTCACCAGATATACTAACAGCACCAGCGACTGTGAGAGTACCACTTGCAAGTGTCATCAAGTCGGTGTCATCAGTATGACCTATCGTAGTTCCGTTTATTATCACATTATCTACTGTGAGTGTCGTGAGTGTTCCAACTGACGTAAGACTTGATGCAGTTATACCACTCGCAAGTGTCGAACCAGATAAGTCTGTACCTTGTACTGTTGGTGTTCCAAACTCAACCGCTGTTCCACCACTATTAACTTTAAGTGCTTGACCAGCAGTTCCTATTGTGAGTGCGACACCCAGACCTCCGTTACTAAGTGCAACTGTATCTGATGCTTGAAATTCTGCAAGACCTGTCGCAACATTACTTGCGTTAAAAACTGCTTTAATTGGAGCTGCATCTGCCATATCTTATTATCCTTTAAAAACTAAACAATTCTGGGTTAGAGTCTTCTAATGCAGTTCCATCTGACAATGTAAATGAACCAGCATCAGTGAAAACATAACTAAGACCCTTTGATTGAAATTTAAATGTTGCGTTTGCCGTTGATGTTCCTCCAGCTCTACTGAAAAACTCAACACTAGTTGAAGTTTTACCATTACTTCCAGCAATCGCAATGTTGTCGTCAACAACCTTTGAACCACTAGGTAGAGTAACACCATCAGAGGAAATCGTAACTGTACCAGAACCATCAGAAGAAATAGTTGCACCACCTAAGTCAATGGTTTGTCCAGATAAGAATAAGTCTTTAAATCTCTTACCATTTGAACCTAAACTTCTTACATTGTTTTGGTCTGGTATTATGTCCTCTGAAATATTATCAAAACCAACTGAACCAAAAGTATCATTTTCTAAGTTAAAGAAATCACCCTCGTTTGCACCATCTGAGTCAGTGCCCTCTAACAACACCTTTTCGTTTGTTTCTAAAACTATCGCTTCTGTTACTCTTACTATACCCTCGACTTTACCAGTTGAGGCTTTGTATGCAAGAACTCGTCCATCATTAAATACTGTACTATCTGCAAAAGTTGATAGTCCACCAAACGTACCATCTTCTAAATCTAAACGACTACCAGCATCATCTTGGTCAGAGTTAGTTCCATCCAATGCAAGGAAATCTCCATCTTCTGTAATAAGATTTTCTGTTTCTGGGTCTACACCATCAAACTTACCTTTTGTTGCGTTAAATCTAAAAATTCTACCATCTACAAGAGCGGAGTCTGTATCAACATCATCCATATCCTGTATCTTAACTGCACCACTACCACTGTTACCATCATATGCGTTTTGTTTTGCTTCAAGATTACGTTGCATAACAGTTCTAAACTGTTCAAACTCTTTGCGTAGTCTAGTAAGACTATCATCTGGTTGTGCAACTTTTCTTTGTAATGATGTTTCGTCTGGGGTAAGTAGACTATCCTTGATAGAGTTTGGAAAACTTTGTTCACTCATATCAACTGGTTTTTCTTCTGGGGGTAGTTTTGCAATCTCATCTAAGAAATTAGACATATACTTCTGTTCTTTCACAGATATCATAGCTTTTTTGATTGGTCTAGGTTTCTTAGGTTGTACTGGTTTTTCTTGAAATTCTTTTAATAGTTCATCTGGTATCTCAGATGTTTCTTCTACTACAGGTTCAAAGTTTTCATCTTCTGGAATTAAAGGTGCGAACAGTTCTCCTAGTGCTTCAACCTTTTTATCATTCTTCTCAACGTCTTTCTTTATCCAATCTGATACTTCTTTACCGACATCATCAGTTGGGTCATCTTGTATCTCTGACTCTTCTTTTTTCTTATTATCGTCTGAAAGAGACTCCATAAGACTAGAGAACAAATCCAGACCTTTTTCCTCTTTTTTAGAAAGTTGTACTTCTTCTTCAACAACTTCCTCTACAATAGGTTCTACTGTCTGAGATTTATTTCTCTTAACTTCAGCTTCTAACTTCTCAAAGATTTTACTGAATTTGTTTTTTGCACTTTTTTCCATAAAAATCCTCTTTATAGGTATTTATAAAGAGTTACTTTTATCACCATGCAAAAGGTCACCACTGACTAATCGTTTGGTGATTTGATGCTTTAACTCTTGTAAATCGTCAATATAATGATTATGGTCACACTCATGACAATCAGACATCTTACGTTCACTCATTTCGTCTAATCTGACAAGAATCATATCTACTATACTGTATCCATTATCATGTTTCGTTGTTTTAGGTCGTCTTGTAATCATAATTATCCATCTGGGTTTACTGTTGTCCACCCTACTGTATTATCTGCTTGATAGGCAGACTCGTCCCAATAATAAGCGTTATCTTGATCGGTAGGCAGAGTTATTGGAGCCTCCCATAAACCAGTTGATGTATTTAAAGTCCAACTTGCATATGGTTGTGCTTCATAGAACATATCACTTGTTCTATTATACTTATAACCCACGCCTGGACAGTTCTTACGTTGTCTACCATCTTGTGCGGCTATTACTGTTGATTGATCATCAGATGGAGTTTTGAATGAGTTTTCACCTGTAGCATCTGCTACATAATGAACACCACCAAACATATTAAAACTGTACTGAACCCAATCAGATGGAGAACCAGACAGTTTCCCACCAGATACATCTGCATCATCTGTTACATGAACAATTTCTGTTACTGTTCCTACGTTGTTTGTATAGTTCTCAACTTTTGCCCAATGTCCCATATTCATTCCTACGATGTATACTGATATCTAACAATGACTATTCCAGAACCACCATTAAATCCGCCTGGACTTCCATCACTTCTTCTTCCACCACCACCAGAACCAGTATTACCAGATCCAGCAGTTCCGTTACCAGCGTTGGTTGGATTTTCTCCACCACCACCAATACTACAAGTTCTTGATGTACTTTGTCCACCAGTTCCACCAGCGGCATAGTTTGTGTTGGTTGCTCTTATGTTAGAGGCTTTGCAGTTTCCACCGCCTCCTCCACCGCCACCACCGCCGTTTCCACCAGCGCCTCCGCCTCCACCAGCGTTTGAACCACCATCATATCCGTAAGTTCCTCCATGACCCCCACCAGCGCCTTGACCTCCACCGCCTCCAGAACCACCTGGCGAAGAACCACCGCCTTGGTCTTTATTACCACCATAACCACCACCAGTTGCAGTAATACCATTGAAGTTTGAAGCACCACCTTGAGAGTTACTTCCACCCCCACCAGCGATAGTTACATAGTGTCCACCAGTTGTTGAAAAAGATGTATCTCCAGCGGCACCATGACCACCACCTTGAGTACCATAACTTGTACGCATACCACCAGCACCAGCACCGCCTCCGTATCCGTTGTCTCCTCGACCTCCACCGCCGCCTCCAGCGACAATGAGATACTCAACTGCTTGGTTTCCAGCACTATTTCCTACGTTGGTAACTGTGAGTGTTCCACTACCATTGAAAACGTGTATTCTATTATTTCCACTAGTGAAGTTTGAATTACCACCAGTTGCTTGAACATACTGTGCGTTTGATGTTCCGTAGAACTCACTTACTGATATTGTACTAGAACTTGGGATACCAGAAGCCGCATCATAAAATTCACTTAAACTATGGGGTGTAGTTCCACCAAACTCTCCAGCGATTTCACCGATTGATATTGCTCCAGAATTTTGTAGTGTCATTTAAGTCTCCTAATTATTATTCGTGGTCATGATCTCCAACATGACCATTTTTACTATGCATTTTTTTTAATTCTTTTATATCTTCTCCGTAAGAACTAAGGTTGTCGTAAACGTAGTTCTTCAGACTTTCCATTTGTTTTTCAATTCTTTGTACATCTGATGCTACTACTTGACCTAGTTCTTTTACTGACTCTATGAGTAGAGCAGTTAACTTACCATAGTCAACCGATTTAGTTCCCATTTCATCATCAGCAGTTTTCACTACCTCTGGAACTACTTCCTCTACTTCTTGTGCGATAACACCTATTTGTGTTTTTGCATCTTGAATATCTGATCTCTTGTAAGAAACACCTCTAAGTTTCATTAACTTCTCTAGACCATTTTCTATGGTTTTTATATCAGTCTTGATTCTTTCATCTGAGAACGCAGTAACATCAGCATTAAATGTTGCAGCTCCAGCAGCAGAATAATCAATAGTAAGTGCAGTAATTTGTGTACCACCATCATTACCTTTTAATATAAAATCTTTATCAGAAGTAGTGGTGTTTACCACAAAATCTGTAGATGAGTTAGTAAGAGAACCAAATTGAGTTCCATCATCTTTAAAATTTATATCACCACCATTAGCATCTAGAGAAATATCACCAGCAACATCAACTGTTAAGTCACCAGAAGTTAAGGCAAAAGTTGTTCCGTCTATGGAGAAGTTATCTATAGTCACACCACCATCAAAGTCTGCTGACGTTCCTGATACTGCTTGACTAAATGTAACAACACCATTTGCTGCGATTGCAATTGCATCTGTGTCAGAGGCAGAACCTATTGTACCAGCGTCTGCAATAACTAGACCAGCGCCTGAGGTAATTAAAGCACCTGACGTTATTACAGCAGAAGTGGTTAATAGTCCAGCAGAACTTAGTGACATTGTTTCGGCTGCGGCCGCAGAGGCAGCGGTCTTGAAAGATAGTTTAGTTGCATTATTACTTGCACTAAAGTCACCCTCTGATACTGCTTCGATACCAGCTGCAACTAATATCGCATCTCCAGAACCAGTTCCCTCATCTGGTGCTTGAAAATTTAAAACACCCAATTTATCATTGGCTGCAATGTCCGTATCACCAGTTTGTAGAGTAAGTGTTGGAAACTTATCGTCTGCTGTGGCTGCGTGTTTAAGTATAAGACCTGTATCTGCAACGTGTGTTAGTGTAATCTCTTGGTCATTACCAAATTGTATTGTTCCACCATCTGCAAGAAATAAATCAGAAAATTCTGCGGCTGCAGTACCAAGTGTCGCTCCGTCTGCACTTGCAGGCACGATTGAAGTTCCCACAGTTGCAGTATTTAAAACAGGACTTGTTAATGTTTTGTTTGTAAGTGTTTCTGATAATGTTAATGTAGAAACTGTTGCAGTTCCAACTGGTAAAGTAACTGTTACGTCACCAGAAAAGTCTGCGTGTGCAGGCGCTTGTAGTTGTACATAGTGTGCGTTTGAATCTTCACAATAAAATCTTACATATGACTGAGCACCACTATTTTTGATTGATATCGCACCAGACTCCATTGCAATACCATTAGTACCATCAACTTGAAATACAGCAGTTCCGTTGAGTGTCGCTTCTATATTACCATTAGCGGCGTCCACAATTTTCAATGCAGACGAGTTTGTTCCACCATTTGTATTCATGATTAAATCAGTTGCACCACCAGTGGTAACTGTTAATGTTCCAGCACCATTAGATGATAAAGTTGCGGCCGCACCAGCGTCACCGACTGTGACTGTATCACCAACAAGAACTACATCACCAGTTCCGTTTGGTGTTAGTGTGATATCACCATTTGCACCATCTGTGATAACAATTGTACCAGAGTTAGTTCCACCATTTGTACTTAGTGTTAAGTCTGTAGCACCACCAGTTGTAACTGTTAACGCACCAGCACCATTTGAGGTCAAAGTCGCAGCTGCACCAGAGTCACCAACTGTTACTGAGTCAGCAGAAAGAACTACATCACCAGTTCCGTTTGGTGTTAATGTAATATCATTATTTGCACCATCTGTGATTACGATTGTACCAGAGTCCGTTCCAGAGTTTGTAGATAGTTTGATATCTTGTGTGCCTGGAGTGGATAAGTGACCAACCTCAGTACCACTTCCTAGTGTAAT